GTCCCGCTATCTCCAGAAATTCTAGACAAAAAGAAGACGTTAAAATTATCCTGGAATTCTAAAAAATGCCACAGAAAACGAATCTCAATATAAACCCTTACTATGATGACTTTGATAAGGATAGTAACTTTTACAGGGTTTTATTTAAACCAGGGTATCCAATCCAGGCGAGAGAACTAACAACTCTCCAGTCTATCTTACAGAATCAGATAGAGTCGTTTGGAAGTCATATCTTTAAGGAAGGTTCTATGGTTATCCCTGGAGGGGTAACCTTTGATGCTAATTACAACTCAGTAAGACTCAATGCCGACCATTTAGGCATTGATGTTAACATTTATGCCAATAACTTAGTCGGCAAGAAACTGAGGGGTCAAACGTCCGGTGTTGTGGCAACCGTAGACAAGTGGCTCGATGTTTCTGAGTCTGAGGGTATTACTAACCTAACTCTATTTGTCAGATACTTAGACGCCAATGATGCTGGTGAAGTAGTTCCATTCACTGACGGTGAAGTTCTTATCACCGAAGAAGGTTTCACATACGGAAATACAACTGTAAACGCTGGAGAGACTGTAGCATCTCTTATTGATGAAGATGCTACTGCAGTAGGCACAGCAGTTGGTCTTGCCAATGGTGTTTACTTCATCAGAGGAACTTTTGTAGACGTAGAAAAAGATAAAATTGTTCTTGATGCTTATAGAGCAGACTCATCATATAGAGTTGGTTTAACCATTCTTGAGGAAATTGTAACCGCCAAGGATGACACCTCACTGTATGATAATGCTAAAGGGTACTCAAACTACGCGGCACCTGGTGCTGATAGATTAAAGATCTCTCTAACACTTTCTAAGAAACTCCTAACAGACTTCGATGATAAGACTTTCGTAGAACTCATCAGAATTGAAAATGGTGAGATCAAGAAACTACAGAACAAGTCAAGTTATAATCTCATCAGAGACTACTTTGCTAAGAGAACTTTCGAAGAGTCTGGAGATTATGCTGTAGATGAGTTCAGTGTAGAAGTAAATGAGTCTCTGAACAACGGACTCTCAAATGGTGGTGTATATTCTGAAGGTCAAAGCACCGACCAAGGGAATACTCCTTCTGAAGATCTGATGACCGTTAAGGTATCTCCAGGAAGAGCATATGTAAAAGGATATGATATTGAGACTATCTCCACAACAAATTTAGATGTAGAAAAACCAAGAGATAAGAAGACTATCACTTCTTCTCTAGTTCCATTTGAATTTGGCACTCTAATGAGGGTCAATAATGTTCAGGGAACTCCTGTTCTTGGAGTTAATAACAATAATAATATCGTTAGACTACAGAACCAAAGAAGAGGTTCATCGTCTACTGCGGCAACTGGAACTGAAATTGGTAAAGCAAGAGTTTATTCCTTCAGTTTAACTGATGCTACTTACTCTAATGCTGCTTCTGACTGGGACTTGTATCTGTTTGATATTCAGACTTATACAAAGATTACCCTTAACCAGTCTGTAACAACGACACAGGTTCCTGCTAGTTCTTATATTAAAGGTGTAAGTAGCGGTGCTACTGGTTATGTTGAGACTGCTCCTGGTGGAAGCACTATACTCAACCTTATCCAAACATCTGGAACGTTTATCGAAGGTGAACAAATTCTAATCAACGGAACCAGTGAGGTTTCTAGATCTATTAGAGTAGTTCAGACTTTTGGTATTGAGGATGTTAAGTCTATCTACCAGAACTCGGACTCTATTGACTCAGACATGAGTCTAGACTTTATTGCCGACTCAGTTCTCCAAAGAAAACTTCCTAAGAACTTTGGTATTGCCGATACTATTAGAATTACCACAGGTGGTAATGTAACTTGTCCAGGTAAAAACTTTGTTGGTATCAAGAGTGATACTATCATCAGATATCAGATACCAGGAACGGCTGATGAAACCTTTAACAGAGTTGTTAGTGTAAACCCAGACAACAGTATGACTGTTGCCCAGGTTGAGGATGTTAGTGGTGTATGTGATGGTGGACTTCCAGGAAGCACTGCTGATGTAACATTTACTATTGCTACTCCTTTAGTAGAAGACAATGGTGGATTGTTTGCTCCACTCGAAGAAGAGAACATTGCTTCAGTAAGTCTTGCTGGTTCTAACCTTTTAGTGTCCAACCAACTTAAGCAACAGACAACAAGTGCTACTGGTTCTCTCACGATTAACGTTTCATCTACAGGTATTAGTAGTGCCTTCTTTGAGACGTTTGATGCCGAAAGATATGGTGTCTTCTATTCTGATGGAACTGTCGAAGATCTAACTTCAGACCAAGTTACACTTGGTTCTAATGGTCAAACTATCACTTTCAGTGGTCTAACTGCTTCCCAGTCAGGAAATGTTACGGTTAATACCACTGTTAAGAAGAACTCTATCACAAGTAAGACCAAGAACTTCACCAGAAGTGAAAAAGTCAATATCACAAAGACTATTTCTGGCGTATCTACTGCCATTAGTGGTCTAACTGAAAGTGCTTACTATGGCACAAGAGTCCAGGATAAGGAAATTTGCCTCAACTTCCCAGATGTTGTAGAAGTTCTAGCAGTCTATGAGTCTTATGACACGTCTGCTCCAACTCTTGACTCTATTGAGTTCCCTTCGGGTCTAGCACTTAATACCAACTCAGTTCTTGGTGAGAGAGTTGTTGGTTCTACTAGCGGTGCTATTGCCCAGGTCGTAACAAGATCTTCTGCTACTAAGGTTGAGATTGTTTACCTCAACTCAAACAAGTTTGTTGTTGGTGAAGTTGCCACCTTTGGTGAGTCTAATATCATCTCCACTGTCCAGGCAGTAAATGAAGGAAACTATCAAGACATTACCAACAAATATACTCTTGACAAGGGTGTTAGAGATCAGTTCTACGATTACGGCAGAATTGTTAGAGCAAAAGATAACTATGTCCCATCACATAGACTTACTATCATCTTTAACCACTATACAGTTCCTTCCAATGATGTTGGAAACCTGTATACTGTAAACTCATACAATGCTGAAAGATATAAGACTGATATTCCATTGATGAGTGATGGAAGAAGAGCAACAGATACTCTTGACTTTAGACCAAGAGTTGCTCAGTTCACATCAACAACAGCATCACCATTTGACTTTGCCAGCAGAACATTCGCTACTGCTGGTGTTAACCCAACTCTGGTTGTTGCTCCAAATGAGAGTTCACTCATTGGATATGAGTTCTATCTACCAAGAATTGACAAGGTAGTTCTGAACAAAGAGGGTGCTTTCAGTGTTATTAAAGGAGCATCTGCTGAGAATCCAAAAGCACCATCAAATAGTGATGATGCGATGGAGATTGGAACTATTTCTCTACCAGCATATCTCTATGACACCAGTGACGCTGTAGTCACTGTGGTTGATAATAGAAGATATACGATGAGAGATATTGGAAAGATTGAAGATAGAGTTGAGAACTTAGAAACTGTAACTTCACTTTCACTTCTCGAACTCAACACTAAAACACTACAAGTCAGAGATGTTGATGGTCTTGACAGATTCAAGTCTGGTTTCTTTGTAGATGACTTTAAAGATAACCAAAGACTGGATAGAGCACAGACAACAGCGGATATTGATACTTCAGATAACGAACTTATCACACCTGTTGACTTCCACTCACTGTCACCTCAACCAGCACTTGATCCATCAATCAACTTAGAAACTGCTAACTTTAGTGAGAATCTAGGTCTTCTTGACTCCAATGTCCAAAAGACTGGTGACTTGATCACACTCAAGTATACTGAAAAGTCCTGGATTGAACAACCACTAGCGACAAGAGTTGAGAATGTAAACCCATTTAATGTTATTGAGTTTAATGGTGCTATCGAACTAAGTCCAAAGACTGATAGTTGGACAAGAACCATTGTCAGAGATGGTGGAACTAGAACCGTTGGTGGTTCTGGTGGTGCTACTAGAGTTGTTGGAACAAGAACTGTTCTTGCTTCATCTACAGCAGATCCACATATCCGCTCAAGAAACGTATTGTTTAAGGCTATTGGTCTAAGACCTCTAGCAAGACACTATCACTTCTTCGACAGCACCAGCGGTTTGGATATCGTTCCAAAACTTATCGAAATCACCATGACATCTGGTGTATTCCAGGTTGGTGAAACTGTGAGAGGATATGTTGGAGGAACGAACCTGTTCACATGTAGAGTTGTCCAACCAAACCACAAGACTGGTCCTGGTGGAAACCCAACAACTACATTTAGTCTGAACCCATATAATAAGTCTATCACACTGCCAGTTTCCTACTCCGCATCATCAACAGTTCTAAACGTTGATGTTGAGGCACTTCAGGAAGAAGTTCTTGGTAAGTATAATGGATACTTGACTACTGGAATGGTTCTCCTGGGAGAAACAAGTGGTGCTCAGGCATCTGTTGCTAATATCAGACTGGTTGCCGATACCTTCGGTGACATCTACGGTTCGATGTTCTTCAGAAACCCACTGGCATCACCACCACCTCCACTGAGATTTACCACTGGAACTAAGACTTTCAGACTGACCTCAAGTGCTACCAACGAAGAGCAACTTCCAGGAAGCACACTTATCAGTAGTGCTGAGACAAACTACACAACCACTGGTAGAATCAACATCTTTGAGAGAGTTACTGAAGTCGAAAGATATGACCCATTAGCCCAGTCGTTCACAGTTGATGAAACTGGTGCGTTCATGACTGGTATTGATGTATTCTTTGCCAATAAAGATGAGAGTGAAAAACTGTTCGTCGAACTCAGAACTGTTGAGCTTGGTATTCCTACCAAGAACCTTGTAACAGAGTACTCAAGAGTTACTCTCGACCCATCAGAGATTCAGACCTCAAGAGATGCTTCTGTAGCAACCAACATTAAGTTCCCATCACCAGTTTATCTGGAAGCAGATACTGAGTATGCTGTAGTTCTACTTTCACCATATTCCGATCTTTATGAAGTCTGGATTGCCAGAATGGGTGAAAAGACCGTAAATACTTCTACTCTACCTGATGCTGAAAGCGTTATCGCTACTAAGCAATATGTTGGAGGAAGTCTCTTTAAGTCTCAAAATGGTACTATTTGGACTGCTAACCAGTTCGAAGATCTTAAGTTTAAACTTTACAAGGCGAGCTTCACCACAACTCCTGGTGTAGCATACTTCTACAACCCATCACTGGGAACTAGAGATACAAACGTTGGTCAACTCAACGAAAACTCTATCAAGACTTTACCAAGAAAACTGAAGGTTGGTATCACAACCACCACTGCCATGGATACTATCCTTGGTATTGGTAGAAAGGTTAGTGACAGCACATCTGCTTCTGCTATCTCTGGATATATTGAGCAAGTTGGTGGTCAGTTAGATACCTCATTTACCAACAGAGTTGGTGCTGGATACAGTGATGGAACATTTACAGATGTTTCATTCTACAGTATCACAGGTAATGGTAGCGGTGCTACTGGTATTGTTACCTTCGCTAGTGGTGTTGTTTCTGGAAACCCAGCAATCACCCTTGCTGGAAATGGATATGTTGTTGGAGACATTCTTGGTATTACTACCTCAGATGTTGCCAAAGGTAAGAACGCTCAGATTTCCGTCAACTCTATTGGTGGAAAAGACACTCTATTCCTCACAAATGTACAAGGTGAAGAGTTCACTGCTGGTCAGGACTTAATCGTTTATAGTGATACAAATACCGCTGTTGCTTATGCCAACACCGATATTCGCAACTCTGCTGTTATCAGCAACCTTTATGATGGAAGAGTTATTGAGGTTACTCAACCAAACCATGGTATGCACGCTGACAACAACGTTGTTGTCTTGGCAGACTTGGAACCAGACACTATCCCAACAACTCTAAATGCGGAACTTGGTATCAGTGATACAACCATCTCTGTTGGTAATACCTCACTCTTCGCAACCTTTGAGGGTATATCAACTTCTCAGGGTTACCTGAAAGTTAATAATGAAATTATCTTCTATAATGCTATAACTGCTGGTGGCGGTGGCGCTGGAACTCTTGGCATTGGAACCAGAGGTATTGACAGTTCACTGACAAGGAAGCATAATATCAATGATAAGGTTTATCCTTATGAGTTAAATGGTATTTCGCTAACCAGAATCAACACACAACATAATCTACCATCAGACACTGCTCTCAAGAATAAGAGAGACTTTGATACATATCACCTACAAATTAGTCGCGGTTCTAGAACTTCTGGTGACAACCAGTTGAGCTTCACCGATGAAAATACTGTTGGTGGCAATGGTGCTTCAGCATCCAAGAATATTCAGTTTAATAGAGTTGACCCACAGTTTAGTGTTCTAACTCCAGGCGAAAGCACTTCACTCTCCGCTCAAATAAGAACTGTTTCTGGAACAAGTGCTGGTGGTTCTGAAGTTTCCTTCATTGACCAAGGTTATGAAACTGTCGAACTGAACAATGTAAACGAACTAACCACATCAAGACTTGTAGCATCCCAAATTAACGAGACTACAAGACTAACATCTCTACCTAAGAACAAGTCATTCACACTTGGTCTAACAATGGGTACAGGAGATCCAAACCTGTCACCTGCTGTTAACGTTTCTACAGCATCTGTAGTATTCGGTAGAAATAGACTCAACAACCCAGTAAGTGACTATGCTTACGACGGTAGAGTCAACTTAGTCCAAGAAGATCCTCACAGTGCCGTCTATGCGACTGGCATTGTTAGACTACAACAACCAGCAACTTCACTTAAGGTTCTGGTTTCATCCTATCGCCACTCATCTGCCGACTTTAGAGTTCTTTATCAACTCTTTAGAGCAGACTCTAATGGAGTTGAGCAGGCATATGAGTTGTTCCCTGGTTACGACAACCTCACCGATACTAATGGTGATGGTTATGGTGATAAGGTTATCGATTCTACATTAAATAATGGTAGAGCGGACGCATTTGTACGCTCAAGTAATGATGGAGAGTTCCTTGAGTATCAGTTTAGTGCCGATGAACTTGAGCAGTTTAATGCCTTCAGAGTTAAGATCGTAATGAGTGGAACAAATGAAGCAAGAGCTCCAAGATTCAAGGATCTGAGAACTATTGCCCTAGCATAATATGAAGAGAGTTGAGGGTCATAAGCACCTGTTTCGTGAAGACTCAGGTGCTATTGTAAATACTGATACTGCGGAGTATTTACAATATGTTAAATTGAGAGCAGAGAAGAAAAAACAAAGAGAGGAAATCGACCAGATAAAAACCGATATTAGTGAAATCAAATCCCTACTTATGGAGATCATCAATGGACCCCGACAAAATTCAACTAGAGTCGATGAATAAAATGTTTGAGTACGAAAAGTACTCTCGACTTATTGACGAATTGGACGTTGATGAATTAAAAAACTTCGCCAAGTCTTACTTTAAACTTTATCTGAAACAGCAAGAAGTTATCAAGAACTTTGCTATCTCTGGTTTAGCATAAATACTTCTAAAGACCACTTGAAAAATGGCAGTATACGTCAGTAATATTCAAATTAATGCTGGGACTGACTTCAGTCAGGTGTTTACTTTAGAAGATAGTGCTACAAACTCAGCGTTAAACTTGACAAGTTATGGAGTCAAGTCTGAGATGAGAAAGCACGCAAGTGCTACTGGTGTGACTACTTTTACATCTTCCATTTTTAATGCTAGTGCTGGACAGATCAAAATTGGTCTATCAACATCACAAACAGCAGCATTGAAAGAAGGACGTTATGTATATGATGTAGTTATTACAGACACTTCATCTACTATGACTAGAGTTGTTGAAGGAATGGCACTAGTAAGGGCAGGAGTAACCAAGTTCTAATGGCAATTAGAGTAAAAACTAACAACAACACAACAACAGTAAGAGTTGGACAGCAAAATGCTATCAAAGTTGTATTAGTACACTCGATCAAATGAGTAGTATTGGTGATGTTAATATTACAGGTAGAGGGATTAATACTTTTCTGATGTATGATGGGTCGGAATATGTACATGTACCAGCATCCCAGATATTGGATCTTGGTGATGGAGTAACTTGAGATTGGAGCACTGACCATAACTGACTGCCAAGGTATAAGTCAGTCAGTTATCACATGCAGTGGATCTACAAGAACGTTAGAAAATATAACCGTAGATGGTGGTTCCTTCTAGTATTAACTAGACATTATAAATACAGGTGGGCATTGTCCCACCTTTTTTTGTATCAACTATGAATGAAACTGATTATAGAAGTCTGATTCTTGTATATCAACAAAAGTCATCAGATCTGTTTTCTCAGACTGTTGCTTTAGAAGCGAAAGTTATGGTTGCTAACCAAACTATTGAGGCTCTCAAAAATAAAAACGCAGAGCAAGAGGACGAGTTGAGTAAATTAAAATTAAGAAAAAAACCTACACAAAAGACGGATAATTTATCTGCTGAGGAATTCTAATGGCAAAACCATCAACACGCCAAGGGCTTATTGATTACTGTAAGAGGCGTTTGGGTGCTCCAGTCCTGGAGATCAACGTTGATGATGATCAAATTGACGACCTGGTTGATGATGCTCTTCAGTACTTCCAAGAGCGTCATTTTGATGGTGTTGAAAGAATGTACCTGAAGTACAGGTTTACTCAGGCGGACTTAGATAGAGGAAGAGCATCAAACGAAAGTGGTAGCACAAATACAGCAGGTATCGTAACTACCAGCGCCACTTCAACATCCATTAGTGGATATGGCACAACCACTTCAAACTACTACGAAACTTCCAACTTTATTCAGGTTCCAGACTCAGTTATCGGAATTGAAAGAATTTTTAAGTTTGATACTAGTTCCATTTCTGGTGGAATGTTCAGTATTAAGTACCAACTGTTTTTGAACGACCTCTACTACTTCAACTCAGTTGAACTTCTTCAGTATGCTATGACTAAGACATACTTAGAAGACATTGACTTCTTACTAACCCCCGACAAACAAATAAGATATAACAAGAGACAAGATAGGTTGTATCTTGATGTTGACTGGCAAAGCATGTCTGAGAATGACTACATTGTTATTGACTGCCACAGAATATTAGACCCAGCAACATATAGTGGTGTATACAATGATAGTTTCTTGAAGAGATATCTAACAGCACTTATTAAGCGTCAATGGGGTCAAAACCTCATTAAGTTTAATGGTGTCAAACTACCAGGTGGCATTGAGCTCAATGGTAGACAACTATATGATGATGCTGAAAGAGAACTAGCAGAAATACAGTCCAGAATGTCAATGGATTATGAACTACCACCTCTAGACTTTATTGGATAATGGCACTTAATCCCTTCTTTCTACAGGGCTCTTCTGGAGAGCAAAACCTAGTTCAAGAGTTGATCAATGAGCAACTCAAGATATATGGCATAGAAGTTTTGTATATACCCAGAAAGTTTGTCAGAAAACAAACTATTATTGAGGAAATACAGTCATCCAAGTTTGATGATAACTTCTTACTCGAAGCATATCTCAATAACTATGAAGGTTATAGTGGTGCTGGCGACATTATGACCAAGTTTGGAGTTAGTGTTAGGGATGAAGTTTCTCTAGTCATATCAAGAGAAAGATTTGAAGACTTCATTTCTCCATTTTTAGAAGGTGTTGATGATTCAGAAATTGAAGTCTATGATAGACCAAGAGAAGGAGATTTGGTTTATTTTCCATTAGGTAAAAGACTTTTCGAAGTAAAGTTCGTTGAGCATGAAAAACCTTTTTATCAGTTAGGTAAAAACTACGTTTACGAACTTCAATGTGAACTCTTCGAATATGAGGATGAAGTATTCGATACTTCCATTGATGAGGTTGATAAAGTTCTTGATGACCAGGGTTATATTGTTGACCTGACAATGTTCTCAAGTGGAACTAGAGCAACAGCAACTGCTACCGTTGGAACTGGTTTTATCCAGTCAATCACACTGAATAATGATGGTTCTGGTTTTACCAGCACACCAACAGTTGCTATTACAACAGCACCTTCTGGTGGAACTGATGCTCAAGCAGTTGCTATTACCACAACCAGAAATAACATAACTTCTATTAAAGAAATTCGTCTTGTCCATGCTGGTGCTGGATATACTGTAGCACCAACTATAACTATCACTGGTGGTGGTGGAACTGGTGCTGCTGCTACTTGCGGTATTCAGACCGATAAGAAGGGTGTTATTAAGATTGTTGTTACCAATGGTGGTGCTGGATACTCGACAGCACCAAACGTAACATTTACTCTACCTTCACTATCACCTCAACTACCCGCTTCTGCTATAGCAACTGTAAGTGCTGCCGGTACTATCAGTGCTATCAACATCACAGATGCTGGGGCAGGTTTCTTCTCAGCACCAACAGTCACAGTCGCAACTGCTGCTACAACTGGTATTGGAACATACTGGTTCAACGAAGTTGTTACTGGTTCCAGATCTGGAGCAACAGCAAGAGTCAAGAACTGGGATACGGATACTAATATCCTCAGAGTTGGTATTACATCTGGTGGTTTCTATCCTGGAGAAATTATCACTGGTGCTAGGTCTGGTGCTGCTTATGAAATCAATGTGTCCGCTGCGAACACTGTAACAGATAAATATAGACAAAATGAGGAGTTTGAAGTTCAAGCAGATAGAATTCTTGACTTCACAGAATCTAATCCCTTTGGTACTTACTAATGTTAGGAACTTATTACTACCACGAAATTATTCGTAAAACTATTATTGCCTTTGGCACATTGTTCAATGACTTGGACATTCACCATAAGGATGGTAGTGGAAATACCAATAGTGTTATTAAAGTTCCTTTGGCGTATGGTCCTGCCCAGAAGTTTCTAGCAAGACTTGAGCAGCAAGCAAACCTTGATAAACCTGTTCAGATCACTCTTCCCAGAATGTCATTTGAGATGACTTCTATTGAGTATGATGCTTCCAGAAAGACTGGTATTACTCAGACATTCCGTGCTGTTGACAATAACGACAGAATGAAAAAGGTTTTCATGCCTGTCCCATATAACATTGGTTTTGAGTTAAGTATATTCTGTAAACTAAATGACGATGCTCTACAGATAGTTGAGCAGATTCTACCTTATTTCCAACCAGCATTCAATCTAACTATAGACTTAGTAGACTCAATTGGAGAAAAGAGAGATATTCCAGTTGTTCTGAACAGTGTCGGAATGCAGGATGACTATGAAGGAGATTTTTCCACAAGACGAGCATTAATATATACTTTACAGTTTACCGCTAAGACTTATCTCTTCGGTCCTGTTGCTGATAACCCAGAAGGTCTAATCCGTAAGGTTATTGTTGATATGTACGCAGATACCAACACACAAACTGCGAAGAGAGAAGTTAGATACACTGCGGTCCCAGACCCAATTGATGCTAACCCTGGTGATGACTTTGGATTTACTGAGACTTGGGAATACTTAGGAGACTCTAAAGAATATAGTCCCACACAACAAACTGATATCTAATACTTATGTCCGAATTTGATTCTATTGATGATGCTCTAAATGTTGAGAGCAGCATTGTTGAGGTTGATGATGCTCCTAAGAGTATTACAAAACCTGAGCAGAAGACTGACATCTCAAAAGACTATGAATATACAAGAGCAAACTTATATTCATTGATTGAGAAGGGTCAGGAAGCAATCAATGGAATCATGGAACTTGCCGGTGAAGGTGGAAGTCCAAGAGCATATGAAGTTGCTGGTCAGTTAATTAAGAGTGTTGCTGATACAACTGATAAGTTGATTGACTTACAGAAGAAACTGAAAGATGTTGAAGAAGATGTTGGAAACAATAAAGGACCAAATACCGTTACCAATAACGCAGTATTTGTTGGTTCCACATCAGAACTTCAGAAACTACTCAAGCAAGGTTTTCTAAATAATAATAACCCAGAAAAAAGTAAATGAAGAAGTGTAAGCAGGGTTATTATTACTGCTACGATGAGAAGAAGTGTAAGAAGATTCCTACAGGTTATCGTGTAGGACTGGGTGGATGGTTGCGTAAAGAAAAGGAAGAAGAAAAGTCTGAAGATAATGGTGAAACCGAAACCAAGAAAAATGGTAACGGTAGTAATGGAAATGGTGAAGCAGTGAGTGAAGGATGGTCTGAGAAATATAAGAAGTCTATTGACTGCAAAAATCCAAAAGGTTTTTCACAAAGAGCACACTGTCAAGGTAGAAAGAAAGTGAACGAAGCAAAAGAAAAGGGTGACCACGAAGTGTCGATGGCACAATCTCAGTTAAAGAAGTCTGAAGAAAATATCAGAAAACTGAGAAAGGCACTTGGCACTAAGGAAAAGAACATTCCTGCTTGGGTTCAGGCAAAGATTACTGATACCGAACACAATACTGATGCTGCTTCATCTTATATGGATGAGGGTAAGCGTGATGGTAAGTCTGCTAAAGATAAGGACTATTCACTTCGTGATTGGTTTAAAGGTGGTGGATGGGTTCAGGCAGGTGGCAAATATGATGGCAAACCATGCGCCAAGCAACCTGGTCAGAAAACCAAACCATTCTGCCGTGATGCTGATGATAGAGCAGCGATGAGTAAGGATGAGAGAGAAAAAAGAGCGAAGAAAAAGCGCAAGGAAGATCCAAACCCAAACAGAAAGGGTAAGGCAAAAATGGTAAGAGAACAAATTGATACAAGTGGTCAATCATTTAATAGAGTCTTTGTAAAAGCAGTTAAAAATGCTGGTGGTAAACCTGAAGATGTAATACCAAGTACAACAAAAAGTGCAAACTCAAAAATGAAAAAAGAATCTTATTCCGACTGGAGAGAAGAAATATCAGAAAGTAAACCATATCAACCTGGTGACACAATTCCAGATTCTGCAACAAAACCACAGATAAAGAAAAAACCAAAGTTTAGTGTAGATAAAACTGGTCTAGAAGGTCCAGAAAACCCACTTGGTGAGGAAACAAAAAAAGACGCTTGCTATAAGAAAGTAAAAGCAAGATATGATGTTTGGCCAAGTGCATATGCTTCTGGTGCTCTATCCAAGTGCCGCAAAGTTGGTGCTGCTAACTGGGGTAACAGCACAAAGAAAGAAGGTTATGAGTTCTCCAACTGGAGAGATGACTTTGTTCCAACCGAAATTGAAACCACGGACTTAATTACTCCAGACCCTATCCAAGTTCCACCATCAAACCTTCAGAAGATTGAAGAAAAATGCTGGGTTGGATATAAGCAACTAGGTATGAAAAAGAAGGGAAAGAAAATGGTTCCCAACTGTGTGAAAGAGGGTCAGTCAAACTGGAGAGAAGAACTTGCTGAAAGTGGTTATGATAGTACCCGTGGTAGGGGTGAGGGAAGATATCAACCAACCGAATATCTTAAAGTTGATCCAAAAAAGTATGCAGATGACATGAAATGGTGGAGAGAAAATTTAAAAAACGCACCACCAGTAAGACAGGCATCTACAAAGAAAACCACTCAGGTAGCACACTTCGAACCAGAAGGTGAACTTATTGAAGACTGGCAAAAAGAAAATCGTAAAGATAACACTGATGGTATGAGTCCTGAAGCAGTTAAGGCATATCGCCGTGAAAATCCAGAATCAAAGTTACAGACTGCTGTAACTGAAAAGAACCCAAAAGGAAAGAGAAAAGAGAGACGTAAGTCTTTCTGTGATCGCTCTGATGGTCAGAGAAAGATGCACAACATCGATTGCTCTAAGACCCCAGAGAAGAAAATCTGTAAAGCACGCAAACGCTGGAGATGCTAATGGACAACAATTTAAACGAAAACATTAATATTTCAGGTGACTTTAATGGCACCCTAAACTTTGGTGCGGTTCCTATTCAATCGGAATCGGTTAAAGAAAAGTTCTGTGCTGATATTATCTGGGAGGGAAAACTTTATAGAATGGATTTTTCTGCAGAGTCAAGAAATCTTCCATCTAAGAATACTCTGACACAAGATATTCAGGAGGAATATCCAGGTGCCATGGTTCACAATATCTATCCTGCAGGATATACCTCAAACAGAACTTATCAAGTCACAGGTCTAAAAAGATACCAACCAGAAAAACTAACTTGGACACAGGAATGAAATTATGGCTCAGTGGAATAAACAAACACAAGATTATCTAAACCAGGAGAGAACTCTCCATGAAGTTTTCATGTGTGCCGACAGATATGGCAACATTGGAAACTGTGGTGTTGCTGGTACTGGAGCTGTAGGAGGAGATGCTTTTGGGAGGATGAGAATATCTCAACCTCTTACTCTATTTGATAGTTCTCACAGATATAAAGACAATAATCTTTGGGATAATTTGATTGTAGGAACTGGTTCTACAGTTGGAATTGTAACTTCTCAAGGTTTAATCAATATCGGAATTGGAACTGAAAGTGGTGATTCAGTAATTAGAGAGACTACAAAAGTATTTTCATACCAACCAGGCAAATCCTTACTTACTTTAAATACATTTGTCCCAGAGCCACCAAAAGAAAATCTAAGACAGAGAATAGGATATTTTGGTGCTGATAATGGAATGTATTTTGAGATTGATGGAACAACAGCATATTTTGTTGAGAGAAGTTTATCTACTGGTACTGAAACAAGAGTAGCACAAGAAAATTGGAATGTTGATAAGTTAGATGGTACTGGAGTTTCTGGAATTACTTTAGATAAAACCAAAGCACAAATTCTTTGGATGGATATTGAGTGGTTAGGACTTGGTACAGTCAGAATGGGATTTGTAATTAATGGAGTAATGATTCATTGCCATTCATTCCAC